TTTTCTTTTATTGCTTCGGCAACCTCTAGCACTACCTCTTTGAGGTAGTCGGGAAGGTTGTTTGCGAGTGCCCGATGGTTCTTGACGGCGTATATCATTGCCATTTCGGACGCTCGACCGTGTGTCGGGCGGATTGACGCCCGTCCCTTGATTAGATCTTCGTAAGTCCGAAGCGGCATTCCCATGAAGCCGGAGAAGTCGAGCTGAGTTAGTTTCATCACCTTTCTCTGCTCTTCAAGCCGCTCGGGCGTATATTCATATTGTCGATCACTAAAGCGTACTGACATCAATTCTCCATTTCATCTCGACCCACGGTAACCGTGGATCAGACTTTAACCACGGTAACCGTGGCTTGTCAACAACTGGCAAGCCGTCGAAAGATATCGTGGGAAACACTCGTGCCTTGAGCCTGCCAGGGCAGTGACTAACAGGGCTTGGAGCGTCATGCCGAATACTCGCCGGACGCTCCTCATCATCGCTGTCGTTGTTGCTGGCGCGTTTATCGCTGCCTCTGTCATCGGCTGCGCTCATTACGAGCCGCCTGGGCGGGATGTCTGGCGGGCGCTGTGATTGCACTTGAGTGATTAGATAACTGCGGCCAACACTTTCAGAAGGTCCAAAGCCTCAGACCTTCGAAGAACAATTGCTGCCTGTCCGGTATAGCTTCCGTCAGCTTTCGTTTCCGCGATTGAAAGTTGTACCGTTTCGTCGTCGTCACTCAGTGTCGCGTAAAGACGCGACTTGCTTTTGTGTGATGGGTCCCAACTGCAATCCTGCTCTCCGCTAAGTATCCGCGTCGGGTTTGCGATTGCCCTTTTGGGGTAGGTCATGAGGGGTTCCTTTGGCGAAAGACAAAATGCCCGTACTCAGTGAAAAACAGAAGCGGTTCGTCTCAGAGTATCTGATCGACCTAAACGCAACGCAAGCGGCAATAAGGGCCGGATACAGCGCGAAGACAGCGCGCAGTGTAGGGTCGGAGAACCTGACAAAACCTGACATCGCTGCGGCCATCGCAGAAGCGCAAGCCAAGGCCGCTGAAAAGGCTGAGTGGACCGCCGCGGACAGGCTTGCGTCGCTCAAAGAGATCTTCGACCGGGAGGCTCAGGGAGACGCCCGCGTTGCAATCGCGGCTATCGCTGAAGCCAACAAGATGCAGGGCAGCTACGCTCCCGAAAAGCGCGAGCATACCGGGAAGGACGGCGGCCCGATCCAGACAGAGAACAAGACATGGCGGGAAGTGCTGCGCAGCGAAAAGAGCTAGACGCCACCACCCACCTGACCAACCCGGCACTCCATGACTTTTGGGAGCAGGTCTTTCTCGGCCAAGCAGACATTGCGGTCCTTCACGGCGGCCGATCGAGCTCGAAGACGAGAGACACGGCATGCCAGCTAGTCCGCCTGGTCGATCACGTTGGCGTCCGGATGCGCGTTCTTTGCATCCGCCGCTTCCAGAACCGCATTCAGGATTCGGTCTACACCGAACTGAAATGGGCGATCGCTCATCTCGGGCTTGAAGCGGCCTTCGACGTCCAGAAGACGACGATCATCCATCGCCGCACCGGCGCTGAGTTCATTTTCTACGGCATCGAGCGAAACCTTGAGGACATCAAGGGTACGTCCGACGTCGACATCCTCTGGGTGGAAGAGGCGGAGAAGCTGACAGAGGATCAATGGACCGTCATTGGCCCGACGATCCGCAAAGAGGACAGCCTGGCGATCCTGCTGTTCAACCCGAAGCTGGTCACCGACTACGTCTGGAAGAACTTCGTCGTCAACGTGCCTCCTCACTGTGTGGTTCGGAAGATCGACTATACGGAGAACCCGTTCCTATCATCCAAGGCACTGCGCGACATCGCGGCGATGCGGGAACGAGATCCGGAAAAGTTCGAGCATGTCTATGGCGGGGTGCCGCTCGGCGACAGCGAGCTCTCGATCTTCAAGCGCAAGTGGCTCGACGCCTGTGTCGATGCCCACAAGGTGCTCAAGATCGATGTCACCGGGCGCAACATCATCGGTTTCGACCCGGCAGACGACGGCGAGGACAAGAGCGCGACGGCCGACAAGATCGAAGGCGTCTTCACGGATGCCGAGGACTGGGCGTCGGGCAAGGATGAGCTGGTGCAGAACGCCAAGCGCGTCTGGGCCAAGGCCAAGCATGCTGGCGCGACGGTGTCATACGACACGATCGGCGTTGGCGCCTTCGTCGGCGGCTACATCGACGAGCAGAACGAACTGAACGAGGCAAGCGTCGAGCATTTCGCCTTCCATGCTGGTGGCGGTGTCATGGAAGGTGACAAGCCGAGTGATCCGCAGAACAGCAACAGCCCGCTGAACAAGGACGAGTATCTGAACCTGAAGGCGCAGGCGTGGGCAAACACTGCCCGCCGCGCCATGCTCACGTTCAATGCCGTCGTCAGGGGGCAGCCGATCAAGCCAGAGGACATTCTCTCGTTCTCCTCGCAGATGGGCAAAGACAAGCTGGACGCCTTGTTCACCGAGCTTTGCGTGCCCTGGTGGGTCGAGAGTGAAGGAAAGAAGCGGGTCGTGCCGAAGCTCAAGCTCAAGAAAGATCTGGGCGTCAAGTCGCACAACCTCGCTGACGCGGTGATCGCCGCAGACAACGTCAACATCGCGACCGGCCCGTCCGTCGCCATGTTCCTGAGGAAGAAGAACCGATGAACCAAGTTGTACGGCTGGCCAACTATGTGCAGCGCCGCCTCGACAGCATGTTCCCGGCCTTTTTCCCGGGAACGACGCCGAAGCACGACCACTACAAAGATTTCGGGTATCCCACGAGCCTGACGTTCGACCAGCTCTACCGGATGTATTCCCGCAACGGGATCGCCGCGGCAGGGGTCGACAAGACGATCCGCAAGACGTGGCAGGACAACCCCTTCCTGTTGGAAAAGGAACGGGACGGCTCGCAGAAGGGTACGGCGAAGGAAACGCCGATCGAGAAGCAGATCCGCCAGCGCTTCGACGATCTGCGCTTGTGGACGCGACTGGCTGAAGCCGATCGCATGTCGATGGTAGGCGCCTATGCCGGCGTCATCCTTCGTTTTGCCGACGGGCAGGCATTCAACCAGCCGGTGACATCGGTGACGGGCGGCCTGATGGGCCTCGTCGAGGTCATCCCGGCATGGGAAGGGCAGCTCAAGGTTTCGGAGTGGGACACCGTCGAGACATCAGAGACCTATGGCCAGCCGAAGATGTTTCAGTTCAGCGAATCCGCCGTTGAAACGAACAAGCAGCAGCCGCGACAGATCTCAATCCACCCAGACCGCATCATCGTTTGGTCGAAGGACGGCTCGGTCAACGGCTCGTCGGCTCTTGAGCCTGGCTACAACTCCCTGATCGACATGGAGAAGGTGAGGGGCGCGGGCGGCGAGGGCTTCTGGAAGAATGCGAAGAGCGCGCCTGTCCTCGAAGTCGACAAGGAAGCGAAGATCGCGGAGATGGCTAAGGCCATGGGCGTTGGCGTCGAGGACGTCGCCGAGAAAATGAACGAGCAGGTCGCGGACTGGAACGCCGGCTTCGACCAGCTGCTCATGATCATGGGCATGCAGGCCAAGACGCTCAACATCACCCTGCCGTCGCCCGAGCACTTCTATGCCGTGGCACTGCAGGACTTCGCCGCCTCGATGAATATCCCGGTGAAGGTTCTCGTCGGCATGCAGACTGGAGAGCGTGCCAGCCAGGAAGACGCGGACGAGTGGTCTCAGACCTGCATGTCGCGCCGCGCAAACCAGACAGTGCCGAACATCCGCCTGCTGATCGATCGCCTCGAGCAAGTCGGCATCCTCGACGAGAGGGACTGGTTCATCGACTGGGCCGATCTCACCGAGGCATCAATGTCCGAGAAGGTCGATCGCGCCGACAAGATGGCCGGCGTCAATCAGAAGATGGGCGGTAGCGTCTACGTCTTCACCGATGACGAGATCCGCGCGGCAGTCGGCTACGAGCCACTAAGCGACGCCGAGAAGTTCCGCGATGACGCGACCGACGAGGAGATCGACGCGGCCGTCACACCTCCGAAGCAAGAGGATGCAGCATGAAGCGCTACGTGACCACAGGCGGCACATTCTTCACCGAGTGGGGGCAGGCTTCCACCGCTGAATTCGTCATCGAGAAAGATCGCCAGGTGAAGAAAACCGGCCTTCTCGACGCCTCGGGCAATGACATCTTCTCCGTAGAAGAGACCGGCCCGATCGGGTTCGTTCCGCTGCGCAACCGCAGCAAAACCTAAAGGAAATCCCATGCCCAATCAGGTGCGTGTGAACGTCAGGACACTGGCGAACGTGAAGGGTGTCCGAAAGGAAAAGCGCAACGGCCGCGATCTGGTGATCGTCCCGTCGGCCACCCTGCCGGACAACATCATCATGAACGGGATCAAGTACCCGGCCGAGGAAATCGCCAAGAGCTATCAGACGCTCAATCGGTCGCCGGCACCCCTTGGTCACCCACTGGTGAACGGCAAGTTCGTTTCGGCTCGCGACCCGGAAGGCCTGAACATTGGCTACATCGGCGCGTGGAACGAGAACGTGCGCCAAGAGGGCGGTCGCGTCCTGCTCGACAAGGTGATTGACGTCGAGGTAGCCAATCGCTCGGAAGGCGGCAAGGCCGTGCTGGCGGCGATCGAGGCTGGCGGCCCAATCCACACCTCGACGGGCCTTCTGGCCATCATGGAGGCGGTCAACGCCGACGATCACAAGCGCGTCGCCCGCGCCATGGTGTTCGACCACGATGCCATCCTGCTCAATGAGGATGGTGCTGCCACTCCTGACCAGGGCGTCGGCATGCTGGTCAACGCCAAGGGCGAATTCGAAGAGATTGAGGTCATCAACTCCGCCATGACGGACGCTGCTGACCAGGAGATCGACTGGGCGGGCACTCGCCTCGTCGAAGCTCTCATGCGCCGACAGAACATCAGCGTCTGGGAGAAAGTGAAATCCGCAATCATGGACGCCATCGGCTCCGGGCGGGAACCCTCAACCAACACGAAGGAAGACGACATGCCTGTCACCGACGAGCAGTTCAAGTCGCTTTCCGATGAGGTCAAAACCCTCTCGGGAAGCATGGCGAAGATCGGCGAAACGATCGCCAACTCCGTAACCGCAGCCCTTAAGCCGGTGCTCGATGCACAGGCCGAGATGGTCGCGAACCAGAAGGCCAAGGACGACGCCGAGCATGCCGAGCTCGTAACCAAGATCGTCAACGGCAAGGTACTTGACGAAGCCACGGCCAAGGCCACGCCGCTCGCTACCTTGCGCGCGCTGGCGCCGAAGGCCGACCCGAAGGCTGCTGCTGCCCTCAATTCCGCCTTCAATGGCGGCGGCGCCAAGACCGACGGCTTCAAGCTGCCGTCCGACAAGAAGGAGGCCTGATTATGGGTCGCTATTCCCGAATCCACCTTGGGCCTGCTCGTCGCAAAGACCCGCAGGTCCGCGAAGCTGAAGCCGGCGCGGCTATCACCCCCGGTTCTCTTGTCGTCCTGACCTCTGGCCGGTTCGTTCTGGCCGGCGCGACTACAGTCGGCAAGGTCTGGCTGGCGCAGGAAAACTACCTCGCCATGAAAGGCGTCGATGCCGCCTATGCCGCATATGCCGCCGGGCCCCCGATCGTCCGTGGCGATACGGTGCTCGGCCTTGAGATGGAAGATGACACGCACTACGCGGCGCGCGTCGCCACCGGCGTCAACATCACCGCTGTCGGCACGCCACTCACCCCCGGCGCCAACGGCACTCTCGCTATCGCCGCATTGAGCGACCTCGTCGTCGCCTATGCAGACGAGATCTACAACAACAACACCGGTGCCTCGCAGCTCGTTCGGATCCGTCCGGCCGCCTCTGCAAGCTACCTGTCGGCGGCATCGTAAGGAGGCTCCCAGATGCGCTATTTTGACGAACAGCTCGTCGCCAACTCCCGGCCGCACCGTCAGTGGTGGGCCGAAGTCGGCGCGCAGCGCGAAACCTTCCACGTCAATGAGGCCAACCTCGCTGATCTGGCGGCCAGCACAGGCCTCGTGACCAACGCTGCAGCAGTCCTG